AAGATCAACCATCTCAATGAGATTCTGAACCAGTTCCAAGCAAAGGAATCCACTATTATTCCCGAAGAAGTGATGAATGAAGTCATTCTTGAAATCAAGAAACGTAGGATTGATAATATTGCCGATATGTCTGAAGAAGACATACGTCAGATTCTGAAAAAGTTAGGACGGTCCAAGTATTATGAGCATCGTGCACATATTTTGAGTAGATTGAACGGTAATCCTCCACCAACCATTACCCCAGAAATTGAGGAAAAGGTTCGTGCAATGTTTCAGGAAATTCAAGCACCGTTCTTGCTCTATTGTCCAAATGACCGAACGAACTTTCTGAGTTATTCCTACATTTTGTACAAGTTCTTTGAGTTGCTGGACTTAGATGAATACAAAGTGTTCTTTCCTTTATTGAAATCACGCGACCGATTGATTGCTCATGACACAATCTGGGCAAAGATCTGTGATTATCTGAACTGGGAATTTATTCGGAGCGTTTAAGTAATGGATCCTTCAAAGTGTTATAAAAGAAGGTCCACTGGACAATATCTTGGTAAGTTTGTTAAGACAGTAGAATATTACCCGGATGGACCTGGGCGTGGTGGGCATACAGATCACTTTTTTGAAAAAGATGGTCTTCAATACATTACTAATGGGTCCTATGATGATACTAATAGATTTGAAGTAACCCCATGTGTTAGGGATAGACCATTAGGACCTTTTGCAATAATCAAAATTCCTAAAGGTCAGACAGATGTTGTTACAATGGAAGAAATCAAAGATGGAACAATAATGGCTGATTTTCATGGTGAACGTGAAAAGTATCATCGTTATTACACTGAAGACACCTACAACAAATTGAATAATAATAAGAATCCATTTAACAATAAAGTTATTGAAAAAACCGATATCAAATACTACGAAGCACAACTAGACCCATCACTTCCAGTTCAAGAAGGAGGTCGTAGAAAACGTACTCGTAGAAACAAGACCATTCGTATGAAGAAGAGTGATTATTTGCGAGAACACCATCATCTATTTAAGGTGCTTAGTCGTCCTACTCGTAAGGTTCTTGCTAGAGAACTGAAGGTTCAGAAGAAAGAACTAAAAGAAAGAGGGTTTAAGGGTTAAAACCCATAAAATGGATTTAATCTGTTGAAATAAACTGTAATCATTGTTAAAATGTATACCCTAGAATACAGACTTGAAAAGGCAGAGAAGACTTTGAAAGAAATACAGGAGGATGTGGATGAGAAGAAGAAAAATAGCAACAAATACCGAGTTGCAGAGTTTATAAAAAAGGATAAAAGTTTAGCAAACGAGAGGGCTATATTTGATAAGCTCAAAGTCGCAAAGGCAAATGTAGAACGATTGAAGACAAAGATTTATAACAAGCAGATAAGTCTACTCTCGGTCGCTCGGCAAACTCATAAGACCATAGAGCACACCGAAAAAGACTATTGAATGAAGAATGAAACCAAACGCTGTAGGGCATCCATTGACTGCAACACCTGCGATCAATGAATTCACAAACTTGAATGTAATTGGGTTCGCCACAAGGAAAAAGGCGAGAGTGGAATACAACGAATACTTGAACTTCAATCCTTCAGACTTGACTCCCATTTATTTTTAAGATAGTAAAGTAAATGGCAAGTAGTTGGATTGGTAAAAAAGTCACTGTATACAATGGTTTAGTGAACTCAATACATGATGTTCAACAAAGAGGACTTCAACCTGTAACAACAGGAACATTAACCACTGTAGATTATGACGGTAACTACGGAACTGTTAATGGAACACAGTATCTTATGCAAAATATGCTTCTTGCGAGTGGAGGTCGCAAAAGGACCCGTAAGGGACGAAAAAGTCGCAAATCCACTAAGAGTCGTCGTCGTTATTAAACGATGAATAAAATCACCAAGAAGGCTACTACAAAGAACGTCGTTGCAAGTACATCTATATATGAATTGAGTTTCATTTTATAAGGTAGATGTATCAATTGATATGTTTTCCGTTTTATTTGAAAGTTCAACCGTAGCAATTTCTACAATTTGAGGTTTTACAGTCAGAACTACACTTGAGAGAACACGTTCAATTTCCATCATAGACTCTTTTACACGAATCATATCTTTTTCACACTCATCCCACTTACCCCAGCCATACGAAATCGTCTGACTGTGTTGATTGTGATAATAGAAGGTCAAGAAGGGTTGACCTAACCAGTTAGTTCCCATACTAACATTTGCAAGGGACGGAATATGAATGACTTGTTGATGAATACGAACAAAGCGAGGCATTTTAACTATGTCTACGATTTGTTTGAGTGTATTGAATTCATTTTACATATTAGGTGAATAGACGCCTTGTGCAAAGATTGCTGCTGAGATACCTCCTGTCACAAGGATCGTGAATATCCAAGAGACGAAGATCTTTGCCATAATTTTCCAGTTGATGTCTTTGAGTTTCTTATCGCAAAGACTGATACCTACAACTGCACCTGTAATACATTGAGTGGATGAAATGGGAAACCCATATTTAGATGCGAAAGATACAACGAGTGCTGTAGCAAGTTCGGCAGCGAATCCACGTGATGGTGAAATATAGGTAATTTTCTTACCAATGACTTCCATGATCTTAACACCGTAGGTCGCAAGTCCAAAGACAATACCACCTCCACCAATTACAAGAATCCAGTACGGTACTTCAATTTTTGAAGAGACTGAACCAGTTTGATAGATATGCCAGATGGCTGCTAAAGGACCGACCGCATTACTTACATCATTGGCTCCATGAGCAAACGAAGTACAAATAGATGTGAAGATTTGCAAATAACCGAATGAATATTCAATACGAGGATCATATACTTCATCCACGTGTCCTTCAGGAACTACTCCTTTGTCATCAATCGGTAAAACACTAATCTTTCTCTCAATCTGTGTTTCAGGAGGTTCATATTTTTCAATCTTCTTATGTAGAATTGGAACGAATCCAATCGATAGAATGGAAGATAAGAACGCAATACAATAGGATACCCAAATAGTTGTATCAATATCCCATGTGATTTTTGAACCGGCACCTTTTGATAAGATAAAGAAGAACTCAATCCAAACAGTGAAAAATACAACAATTGGCAGAAAATTGACCGATCGATTGATTGCGTGCTCAGACTTAATAATTCCATACCGAACAATTGAATAAATCCCTGCAGACATAATAGCAGTGATAATCGGTGAAGAAATCCATGAAATCACAATCGGAACAAACCCTGCAACATATGGGAAATCAGGAATGGATTTGAGCCAGACAACGCCATCAACACCTTTATAGACCATTGAAAACCCCATAATACCACCTACGATACTATGCGTTGTAGAAACAGGAAGACCTAGATAGGTAGCAGTATATAACCAAGTACTTGAACCAGCGAGTGCGCATAACATTCCATACATGAGAACATACGGTTGAGATTTGAAGAAGGCAACGTTTGAAATACTTCCTGCGAGAGTGTTGGTCACTGGACTTCCCAAGACCATGGCACCTGTAAACTCAAATACTGAAGCAAGTCCAATAATTTGAGGGACAGATAGAACCTTTGAACCATAAGTTGTTCCAAAGGAGTTTGCTAGGTCATTGGCTCCGATGCCACATGCATCAATAAATGAGTTTATTGCACCCGTGACTAGAATCCACGTATACATTTACTAAATTTAGTAATGTGCGTTAAAGCGTTTTAGAATATTTCGAAAGAAGTGACCACTGCTACGTTGGCTTCTTTTCCTGCTATAGACCATGTGTCCCAGTTATGAATCTGTAGAACTTCATCACCACCAATCTTGTGAAAGGCATCTTGTGCGTGTTCAGGACAGCACGTGTAGACAATCCAGGGTCCGTCCTCTTCAATGTACGGAAACTCATTGAGAATATCCAGTGCCCAATGGTCACCGACTTCAGTAACTTTGCCTGACTCGGTATACCTAAACTTACGTGAACACGTCACATATCCAAGGACACTGTCGCTAGGATTTTCAAGTAGTTCATCTTCAAGTGAATCCTTATCACCATCAGAATAGGGTAAAATCGTAAACCCAAGATCGTTGCCTCTGCAAATTAGTTTAGCCATGTTGTATACTGATTCTACAACGCTATACGTGTAATCGGTTTTACTCCGAAAAATGGATCTAGTTTAACTCAATCTTCCTAGAACTAGGACAAAATGAGTTACAACGATAAAATTGAGTTAGTCGCTACTGAAATGGTTAAGTTTGCTAAAAGGAAGATTGAAATGGAGTTTGATGGTACTCTTAGAAG